TTGTGTAGTGTCTAACTTTGGAGGAGTTGCTGTATCGACAGATGTAACTCTAGCTGAATAGCGAGTTGCATATGCTGGTGTGTCTTTCCATGTAGAAAATCGTGCATTGCGTGAGACGTCAGTCTCATTAAACCAACGTGGATATTTTAAGTTTGGATCTTTAAATGCTTTTAACTCATTCAAAGGTTGTGCAGCTTTTCCTGGTAGTGAACCCATGATGATTGGATCTTGAGCATTAGGTCCATCAGCAAAGAAACCTACAACCCATGAACCTTCAACTAATCCAGTTGGAGAGATACCTACTCCGGAAATAGAAGCAGAGTTAACTGGCATCATCACATTAGCCCAAGGTAAATCACCTGTGCCAATCTTAGTTGTATCGTCAGTATGAATACCAAAGATACGAACACGCACTCGGCCCATCTCAAGTGGATCTTCACGATCTTCAACAACACCAGTAAACCAAAACATTTGCATCATATTATTTCTTCACCTTTTTGCCCAACGATTCTTTTGCAACATCCATAATGATATAGTATTTACCAGATTCCATTTTATGGTGAATGTTCTGTACTACATACTTACCTGAAAGATATTCATTTGAATTCTTAGATGTATTAATAGAAACTGGTCTATTACGTTCTACTTCAAAATCAATAACTTTACCAACTGTTAAATCAGTTCTACCTTTTACTGTCATTGTAATTTTAACAAGACCAGTTTGGTACATGAATGGATCACTTTCTAACTTTGTAAATTCACCTTTGTTATTATAGTTATTCATATTCGTAGTATCAAACGCTAATGAGTTTTTATATAATGTTGTATGAATAGCATCATACTCACTAAGCTTTTTATTATTAACAGTGAACTGATCTGAGATGTATGGAAACTTATCTAAGCGATCTTTCTTTTTAAAGTCTTTATCATAATCATATGTGATAAAGTTATAAGATCTATTTGCATGATCAATTACATGCATACCTTGTCCAAATGCGCCACGAAGAATATTCTTACCAGTATTAGACATTTCAATAATATCATATTGCAAAGCAGTATTCATCATTGCTGCTTTTTGATCAGCATCATCTTTAGCTGTATTGCCACCGCGATGCACATACTTATTAAAGATACTTTTAGCGTAAATCGTTTCATATGATTCGAATACTAAACCATCTTTTAATGTATCATAAAATACAAATGGATAACCTTTAGAACTTAATCCACGTAGTGTTAACCACTCAATAGCTTTATATGGATTCCAATTTGGAATAATTACTTTATAGTCACCATTAGTTTTTTCAACAGTTTTAATAGTGCTCTTTAAATAGTCTTTAGTAATTTTATTAACTGAATCACTTATAGTGCCGGTGAATGCTTGAGATACTAGTAACAAACTATTCATCATATACTCTGCAGTGACAAGTTTTAAAACGTACATTGCAGTTTGTCCATTACCTTTTACATAGTTATTAATAGATGCTATGTAAAAGTCTCGTTTGATTGTATTACCAGTGTTTAAATCTTTAATATGCAGATTAATCTTCTCTTGACCAATGATAGGTGCAGATTCAATTAAGTTGGCTGCATCAATAATAGACAACTCACATTTAATATATGGCGATGACAAAGATTCATAGAAGTCTATACCAACTACTAAATCTTTGATCTCATTCTCTTTACCTACTGATGAAGTAAGTAATACAGACTCAATTGAATACTCAAACTTCGTTGACATTATTGATCTTCAATTTTAATTTGATCAATGAATTGATCAGCAATGCTTTGTACATATTGTGGACGGATGGCTTTGATTTGTGCCTTCTTATCATTCAATAAAAATTCATATTCTTGGTTAGTTACTGGAGTTGCACCAATAGCGCTTTTCATAGTGTAACCATTTGCATCTTCATAGTGATGTGGTACATCTTTAAAATATACTTGATTACTAATAGTAGCGAACTCATTAGTTAAGATGTCGCGAACAATTTCATTAGCAACAAATGTTCCACTAATAGGTTCAATCTTAATAACACCTAAGTTTGGATCTTTATCAAGTAGTTTTGCACGTGCACCTGAAACTAGTCCAGCAATAGTATTACCCTTTGTGAACTTTTTGGAGATATCTTCATTAGTTGTTAATGCAACACCTTCATATTTTTTATCTATTAGTTTTTGCAAGTCTGTTGTTGATAATGGCCAATCAGTATGAATGTTTACAAGGTTATCATTAACCATGAAGAATGTCCAGAAAAAATCTGGACTTCCATATAATCTAGTTGACACTACGTCTGGACGCTCACCATCTTGAATAGTGTAGTATGTATAGAATGTAATGTCGTCTTTAAAACGCTTTTTAACTTTGACAACACGAAAGATATCTACAACATCAGTCTTTTGGTTATCACCATATAGATCGTATTGTGTTAGTGGAAAGTTTTGGAAATAACTTGACATGGTTAGTATCCGTTCTTAATATCTTCGCGAGAGATAGCTTTTGTTTCTTGGAATGTTAATGCCAAATCGATTTCAGAAGGCATACCATCTTCATAGAATGTAGGTGAAGTTGCATTGTAATTAACGTTGATTGAAGTTAGATATGCTCTACCATACTTAATCAAATTAGTATTTTGTCTTGAACCAGACATGTACTTAATTTCAAATACGTCTGGGAATGTGTACGCAGCCATACTTAATTGTTTAGCATTAGCGCCTTGAGCACCAGCTTCTGAAGCACCTGGACCTAAAGAAGGATATGCAGCAAGACGGAAGAATTGAACGATCTTAATAATCTCTTTAGCCTCAGCTTTAGATCTAGGCATTAACTTAAAGCTAAAGTTAAATTGACGTAGTGCTGGTGATCTAAATAACATCTGCGTGTGAGGGTTAACTACTTCACCACGATTGATAAGTAGTTGTCCTGCTGCACCACCAACAATACCTTTATTGCCAGAAGCTTCAGCAAGTTTTTGTGAAATGAATCTATCACCTAGTTGTGGAGAATCAGCAGCAACTTGTTTTAAGAACTCAGATGATGAAGCAGCATTCTGATATGTGTTAACTAACATACCACCAATGCCTGTGTCGACGTTATCATAAGATAAGTTATCGTTTACTTGTAATCCAGCAGGCATATATAAAGATACAGCACCAAGTGTTGATGCAGCAAATTCAGGGGCCGCGACAAACTTATCAACTTTGTTATTCTTTTGTTGTCGTGACAAAGCAGTGAACTTAATCATGTTCTGGAATTTGTCTGTGTCACCTAACGGATAGCGAAGGCTTACTTTCTTACCACCATAAACTTGGGAGAAAGCTGAAGCAACTTCTGATAGCGCTGAGTTGACTAAATTAGTTAAATTGTCAAGCATTGGTTGATCTCTTTTTTATACATACGGACCTACTTATTTATATGGCAACCTACAAAGGTTTCTTTAAACCTAAAAATCCTGCAAAGTATGCGGGCGACTTTAAGAATATCATCTATAGATCACTGTGGGAGCGTAATGTCTTCAGGTGGTGTGACGAGAACACGCAGATCATTAAGTGGTCTAGTGAAGAGGTAGTTGTACCTTATTATTATCCTTTAGATAAAAAGCACCATCGATACTTTGTCGATCTTAAGTTCACTACAAAAGAAGGTACTTTCTTAATTGAGATTAAACCAAAGAATCAAACGGTTCCACCAAAGAAGCCTTCAAGACAGACTGCTCGTTATTTGACAGAAGCTGCTAATTACGTAAAGAATCAATGTAAATGGAAAGCTGCTGAAGAGTATGCTAAAGATAGAGGGTGGACCTTTGCTATTTGGACAGAAGACACAATTAGGTCAATGGGCATCGTAATTCTTTAATAAATAGATATATGGCAATCTCTCTATTTGACAAGTTAAAAAAAGAACTAGCTAGTGCTGGGATTAATAACTATACGAAAGAATCACAGAAGTGGTTCACTAATCGTATCAAGGGAATTGCACGTATCAATGAGGTTTCATTCCTCAAAGATCCAAACTTAGTTCGTAAAAGTAGATTCTTTCCAGGATACATGTATCACTTTACATATGATCCAAAGACAAAAGAGACTCTACCATTTTATGATACGTTCCCATTAATCCTTGCAGTGGCTCCGGCACCTGGTGGATTCTATGGACTTAACCTACATTATTTAAAACCATTAACTCGTGCTTTGTTCTTAGATAAATTAATGGACATTGCAAGTAAGACTGAGTTCGATGAGAAGACAAGATTTAGATTAAACTATAATCTACTATCTGGCTCAAAGAGGTTTAAAGAATTTGCACCATGCTTTAAACATTATCTAACAACAAACATTACATCTAGACTAATGATGGTTCCATCTCAAGAATGGGAAACCGCAATCTTCTTACCTACCGAACGATTCGAAGGTGCAAATAAGAAGGCTGTCTGGAAAGACTCTAAGAAGAAGATACTAAAAGTATGAATGTAGATACATTTAAATCGATTGTAAGTAAACGTGGCGGACTCGCACCTGCAAACAGGTACGCGGTTTATATGCCATTACCACTTATTAGTTTCGACCCACAAGAACTAATTGCAAAAGCATTTGGTCAAGGCGCTAACACTGGAAATAATTTCTTCCAAGATCCACGAGATGTTTCAATCTTATGTGATCAAGTTACAATGCCTGGTCGTCAGATCTCAACAACAGAACTTGCAAATAATATGATGTCTATTAAGATGCCATATAACTATATTAATGACGATGTGACAATGCAGTTTCATATTACTAACGATCACTACATGAAGAAGTTCTTTGAGAACTGGACAGGTAGAATCTTTAATAAGAAGAAGATGACAATGAAGTATCGTTCTTCTTATGCAACAGACATTATCATTCAGCAATTAGATCAAAGAGATAAACCTGTTTATACATGTGTTTTAAAGAATGCATATCCAACAACAGTTGCATCATACGATTTATCTAATACATCTGAAAGCACATTACAAAAACTCTCAATCACATTTACGTATGAAGATTGGGCAGAAGAAGGTTTCGTAGAATCAGTCCTATCAAAGGGCAAAGTATTACTTGGTTCAGTAGGAAGAACTATTGGTTTATAACATTTAATTATTGGAGCATATTATGGCATTACCTATTTTAAACACGCCTACATTTGAAGTTGATTTACCACTAAGCAAGAAGACAGTTAAATATCGTCCATTCTTAGTGAAAGAAGAAAAAGTTTTATTGATGGCTTTAGAGTCACAAGACCAAAAGCAAATTATGAGAGCAATGCATGATATCATTGACACTTGTACTTTTGGAGAACTTAAAGCTAAAGATTTACCAGTTGCAGAATTAGAACTTTTATTCTTAAAGATTAGAAGTAAGTCTGTTGGCGAGAAAGCTCACATTGGTTTAGCGTGTAAATCATGTGATGCTAAGAACGAATTAGATATTAGTTTAGAAGATATTAAACTAAACTTAGATGAGTTACCAGATACTAAGATTATGCTTAGTGATTCTGTTGGTGTAATCATGAAGTTCCCAGCGTCAGACGATGTACTACGTAACATTGATAGTAAGAAGTCAGATGTAGAGAATACCTATAACGTTATTGGTGCATGTATCGATAAGATCTTTGATACTGATAACGTATATGATGTGGCTACACAAAGTAAGAAAGAAGTTCAAGACTTTATTGAGTCATTGAACCAACAACAATTTGAGAAGATTAAAAACTTCTTTAATAAGTTACCAAAGTTATCTCATACAGAAACCTTCAAATGTGAGAAATGTGGATTTGATAATAGCATAGTCCTTGAAGGATTAGAAAGTTTTTTCGGATAGCTCTCTCACACGATAGCTTGGAAAATTACTACCGAGCTAACTTTATTATGATGCAACATCACAAGTATAGCTTAACTGAATTAGATGAGATGTTGCCGTGGGAGAGAGAAATTTATATTGCTATGTTAGTAGATTATGTTAAAGAAGAGAATGAACGTATCAAGAGGCTTAATAGTAAACATTAACAGTAGAAGAATAAAATGGCAAAAAATAATAAATCAAAATCTGGTGGAACCGGCGGAGAGTCTTCTTTAAGAACTCTCGTCGATCAACTACGAAAAGAAAGTATTGATAATGGCGAACTAATCGTCGCAAGCAATTTTATTCTTTCTAACATCTCTAGTAATATTGCTGATATGACAGATCACATCTTAAAGATGCCGGTAATCATGTCAGTCAGTGCTGCAGCATCTACATCTAATCTTTCTGGATTAGAAGGTAAAGCAGAAGTTGCTAAAGAAACAGAAAAAGATAATAAGAGAGAAGACTCTATTAAGTCTACACTTGATAAATCATTAGAAGAACTTGCCGGTCTTCGTAAAGATTTAAAGAAGGGTGGCTTATTAGATATGATCTTAGCTGGTGCTGCATTACTTGCAGGTTCAGTTATCGGTCTTGCTAAAGAATACCTTAACATCTTTAGAAAAGTATTCAAACCTCTATTGAGTTTATTCTCTAGTGAAGGCAAAGGTTGGACTACTCTCGTAGATAAAATCAAAGATGGATGGAAATGGTTTACAGGAATCTTTACTAAACTTGGAAGTTTCTTAAGTGAATCTAAAATTGGTAAATTCTTAACTGAATCGTTTAGCAAGTTCGTTGGATTCTTAGACGATATTGGAAAAGTACTTAGTGAAGCCTATGCTGGTTTCAGCAAAGTCTTTGGCGCTGGCAAAAGTGGTGGTGGCTTTATTAAAGCAATTGTAGAATTCTTTGAAAGCATTGGTTCTAAACTTTCATACTTCTTTAAGCTTGGTAAAGTATTAGGTAGCATTATCGGTAAGATATTAATTCCTATTCAAGTTATCATGTCAATCTTTGATACAGTGTCTGGTGCTTTAGACGGATGGGATAAAACCGAAGGCGGCTTCATAGATAAACTTATTGGCGCAGTCAAGGGAGGACTAACAGGTCTTCTAAATGGATTGATTGGTGGTCTATTAGATCTATTGAAAGATGGCGCTTCTTGGGTACTAAGTATGTTAGGCTTTGAGAACGCAAGTAAATCATTAGATAGTTTCTCATTCCAAGACGTAATTAAGAACGCAGTTGATGGAATTGTAGATTTCTTTATGACACCAGTTCGCATGATTCAAGAACTAGTTAAAGCATTCAAGGGTGAGATATCATGGGGCGACATGTTTAAGAACATGCTAGCTCAAATGATTACTGGATTCTTAGCACCATTCTCTGGTCTATCTAAAGTTACTGGTATCGACATCAAACAGAAAGTATTAGATCTATTAGGTCTACCTGATCCTAAGGGTGGAGGCGCTGCAGCAGGTGGTACTGTACAGGCAACTGGGGAAACTGGTGTAGCTACTAAGGCACTTGAGAAAACTACTACAGAGAACGTACAAGCAAAAGATGCCGCGGCTTCAACAGCGGCGGCAGCGAGTGCGGCAGTAAGTAATAGTTCATCTAAGCAGACTGTGAATAACAATACTACTCAGGCTGCTATCATCAAGACCAAGACAACTAATTGGGAACCAGATGATCAGTGGTCAAGAGGCATGGCTTATGGTGCCTAACTAGCACGCTTCTTTTCCCACACCTTATTAGTGACCTCTTTGTAGGTCACTTTTTTTATGTTGAATTTGCCAAGCTTCTCTTGGAAGTCTAGCCAAGACTTAAGGTTATACCCTCGACAAGCGATTACATGTTTAAAGCCATGTGTCCATTCAACATCAATAAGGAAGTATCCATCTCGTGGAACTTTAAACTCTTGGCGAGGGGTATACATTACTGTGCTTCCATAGAAGTAATTGTCTGTGCGTTCTGATTCAACATGTTAAAGATATAATCTAGGGATTCAACTACCTCTAGGCGTCCACTACTTACATAGATGTTAGTGTATGTAGATTGGTCTTCATCAACCTTAGGTTCTACTGCAAGGATAGTCTCGGTGTTAACAACGATACATCCAGGTGTTCTGTATGATTTTAATTTTAAATACGCCATATATTATATTCCTTTATCGTGAGATACTTAATTCTGCATCTGGTTTATCCCAGCATGCTTCTCTATAGTCAGTAACAAATCTAAAAAGCCCGTCATAAGAACCCCAGCCATTCTCAGGATTGAACTTCTTAAAATGTTCGGGATCTGAGTAGAGAATATTCCAAGCCATGTTTAGATGCTCAGAGATATCCCTAGCAAACTTCATACCATGCTCATCTGGTCGCCAGAGTACTTCATATAAAGTTAAGCCTCCGCCGAGTTTAACTTCCATTGCCATCTTATTCAGGTTGTGAGTAATATTGGCGCTATAGACACTTGTAGGTTGTGTCACCATCAAATCAACATCTAGACTCATTTGTAACTCTTTCCAAAAATTTTAGTGTGGAGGGGGAACTCATTACTATCTTCTCGTTCAGCAATCATATCCATAAAATACCTAGAAGGATAATGTCTAAGCAGGCTTCGAGCACGTTCTCTAATTGCAGAAGGAACTCGAGGAGTCTTATGCGGATCAAGTAGATCTAATAGAAACTGTTCTGTATTAATTACAGCATTGGTTCTTTCAACTGGTACTGTCATCTTTAATAGCTTTCAGCGCCGTCAGACATAACTTAGGGGAGAGGAGGGCTACCACACTTAAAAGCAGGCAGGTCGCGAAAAGATAAGCTCTAGCCTCGATTAAATGGATTACCGCAAGTAGTAGTTTCATATTACCTTTCAAATATAACGTAGTCACCGAAATGGTTATCTAGTACAGAGAGGAGATGCTCATAGTCTCCGGACATGGCGTCATCCCTAATACTCTTAAAGTCGAGGGAGAGGTCGCGAGCCCAGCGTTTAGCCATACCCAGTAGAGCGAAAGCATTACCGTCTGGGCCAGTTAAATCTACGATCAGCGGGGAGCTAGAAGGCTGTTTAGTTCTAATCATATTTGATCCTTATGTGTAACTACTTTAAATGTTCTATAACGAGTGGAGAATTGAATCCTATTCTTGAATACACGCAGCTCACGCGTACCAGGAACTATCATGCCATACATCCACTGCTTGTCGGGAGAAAGCATGTATATGTGGTTAGTAACGGGAGAGGACCAATCCTTAGTAGTCTCTTTAAACAGTTTGTACATGTTATTCAACTACCTCCATAGATTCAACCCATACAACAGCATCATAATTACTATTACAGTATTCAACAATGATAGGATTAGTACTAGTAGAACCAATCATGTTATAGTCTATAGCAATAGAAGTATCATCAGATTGTTGAGTTAATCCATGTTGTAGTGCAATACCTTTACAGCTAGCAACAGCTTTATCAACAGAAGCATATACAGCTAATACACTATGTAGATCTTCTACGTATTCATGTAGTAAGTAAACAACCATTATATAATCCCTTTTATCAAAACCACCATAGATCTATTATACCACAAACAAAGCCCGCTGTACAGGGCTAGATACAACTATATTTTCCAACATACGTGGCACACGTACGCAACCGTTTTCAGGCTGCTTTTTCCCGTAGGAAAATTTTTTAAAAAACAGCGGTCCAAACGTAATCACAGTTCTACCTTTCATATTAACAGTTAGGCCACTAAACCCCTAGTAGATGGCCGTCCGAAATACCCTATTATAAAGACGGTTTTCAAGATGCGCTGTACTCGTCTACTATAGACACAAAAGATTCGTATGGCACATCAGAGTAGGGACTGTGGTTATAGAAGTCATAGGGTAGCTTTACTTCTTTACCATCCTTATAACAATAGTGGAATGTTTTCATGTTGTCTTCCTCTACGTCCAGATAGGTCCTATACTGGTATCCCTTATACTCATAGACCAATGTAGTACTCATCATACACAGGCCTTAGCATACTCAGACGTAGAGATAGTCTCATAGTCTATAGTGGGTTCCTTACAAGCAATGGTACCCTCGTAGTCGAGTTGACTCTTCTCAAACCAGCTCAGGTAGTCGTCTGACTCTATAGACCAATCAATGATGGACTCAATGAAGTAGTCACCTGATTGCTCTATACCAGAAGCCTTGACTATCTGGTTATGGTCGATGTTCAATGGAACGTTGGTGATCTTGTACTCAGATCCACCCTTGAACTTCCAGTACTGTGGGCACTGGCCTTCTCCGTCCCAGTCGTGGGCACCGTAGTTTTCCTGTACTTGGGTTCTGATTACTAACATCATTTAGATAGCCTCTTTCTAAGTAGTTGTCCTAGAGTAGGCTTAAGGCCTAACCTTTTCATGAGGAGTTGGTTCAAAGTCTTTTTCTTCATATAGATTCCTTATTAGTTACACAATACATAAGCTGCCAAGTCTTTCCAGTCTTTGTTTGCTGACCGGATCTTGGTAACACTGATCAATGTACGTAGGCTGATCTCTTTGCACTCGTCCTTCAACTCACGGATGAGCTTGAGAGCATCTGCTTTGTGTTCAGCTTCGTACTCAGGCATGAACTCGTCTGTAGCAGCAATGTGTTCCATACGATCGATCTTCTGGTCATCAGTCATAGACAAGTCAATCATCATAGAGCGTGAGCGAATAGCTTGATCGATGTTGTTCTGATCCATGTTAGAGATAAAGATTACCTTACCAGTGAACTCAAAGGTACGTGGAAGATCGTCATCCTTACCGAAAGACTCTGCATTCCAGCTGATGATACGCTTACCGTATGAGTCTAAAGCACCTTTCAACAGGTTCAAAGCAACTGGATCCTTAAGAATAGAATCACAGTCATCAAACACGATAACTGACTTGTTGTTCTCGAAGAGAGTACGATAAAGACCCTTAGGTGTAGAGTAACCTTTGATAGTAACAAAGACCTTAGCCATGTTAATAGAAGAACCGATAGTTGCCTTACGGATGACTTCGTTGTAGTCCAAGATGCCAGACTTCTCAAGAGTCTTCATGACTGTGTAGGTCTTACCCAAACCACCTTGACCAGTGATAACAGCCGAGGGTTGTACACCAGAGGAAACCATATTGACTAACTTCTCTACGAAGCCAAAGCGCTCGTTGATACCGAACTTATCTGATACCGTAGGCTTTTGCATCTCAGAGATCTCAGCAAAAGTAGCCTTCTCACCAGTGATTTTCTTGAACATGTATTCGATGTAGTCTTGCTTGCTAGTAGCAAACTTGTTACCATTAATAGAACACTTGAACTTAGAAGCAGCCTTGTCAAAGCTGATCATGATAGAGTGAGAAGAGGTGCTTTTTACTTTAGTCAATTTACTTTCCTTTTTTGATTTGATGGATCTATTATACACCAGTTGCGAGCTATTGTACAGGGCTAAATGAAAATAAACTTTAGACTGTGTCTAGAATGATACAGATTAAGATAGTGTCATAAGTTGTTGATTCTAAACGATTATTTCTAGGCGAAAAAAAACCCATTAGAATCAATGGGTTATGTGCTGTTCTGTATAGGTCTATTGGCCTGAGTCTTCTAACCCTACGCCACAGGTCACCGTGAGCCTAGTACACTGTATCCCTATAGCATGGGTTCCTCCACACACTTGGCACCTGTACGTATACCTCTCTGGATGCATAGGGACGACTGGCGCCACTGGGCTTACGTTCATCTTTATTATCTCCTCAAATGTTCCGTCTGAGTAATAGACAATCACTTTGGTTATCTGCTTATTTGACACCTCTAACACCTTTTCTATCAGTTTTTGAATCTCGTATGCTACAAGGTCACCCTTGTTTGTTTACCTGTAATCTGGTCACTATTTTGATCAACTAGTTGATCTTTCTAACCAAGATACTGTATTCTATTACTGTAGGTTATCTCTAAAGATATTCCAACACTCTTCCCATGTCCATACTCTAGATTCTTTCTCTACTACTTTTCTATCTAATAGTAATGCTTCTTGTATAGCTTCTTCTAGATCATGTTTCATTACACCTGTAGAAGATGTTAATATGTCTATAGGTCCGGCTACAGGATATGCAGCGACTGGTGTACCTAGGGATAATGCTTCTATTATTACTATACCAAATGTGTCTGTTTTAGATGGGAAAGCGAATACATTTGCTTTGATATACTCATTGGCGAGGTCGGTTCCCTGCTTGTAGCCTAAGAAGTTTACTCTCGGGTAGATTGATTCTAATCGTTTTCTATCTGGTCCATCCCCTACTATATTAATTTGGTATGTGTTTGATAAGATACATAGGGCATCGAGGTTCTTTTCTTTAGAGACTCTACCAACGTAAAGGACTATTGGGATCTTATTAGTTTTATGTTTGATGCTGGGCTTGAGGTTACTTCTATCCACGCCTCTTGTCCAAGGGATTATGTTACCTTGGAACTTGTTATCCCTTAGGTCCTTCACCATTGTTTTTGTAGTTGTCAGGACGATACCGGAATGTTTGTGGAACCAACGCACATAGGCATAGGTCCATGACTCTGGTATGCCATAGATCTTCTTGATGAATTCTGGGAACTTTGTGTGGTATGACGTGTTATAGACTCGACCTACTCGATCGAGGTATAAACGAGATGCTAGGCCGATCGGGCCTTCCGTGGCGATATGAATATGATCTGGGCATAACGCTTCAATCTTCTTACCAATACCAATGGGGAGTGAGAGCTTGACCTCAGGATAACCCACAGCATTAACATGACGGAACTGCCTGGGATCAAGATAAACGATACGATACCCATCACGAGTAGCATGATCTTCCAAGTTCTTGAACGTGGTAACGACACCATTGATCTGATCCGGTAAGTTGTCTGTAATGACTAAAATTGTCTTCATAACGAAAGGTATTCTTATTACTTGATTGCTTCTGTATGCTTATGTTTCAATGACTTCCTTAGTGCTTTGAACCACAACTTCTTCTCTTTTACTGTGTCATGATTGACACATGCTTCATACATCTTCTTGATTATTTTCTTGACTTTCATCGTCCTTCTCCTTTGTCCATGTTACTATCTCCCAACGACCGTCATGATGTTCTACCAGTGCAGTCATTGATTCTACCCAATCTCCATCGTTCATGTAGGTAATCCCATCAATGTCTTTAATCTCAGCATGATGTATATGTCCACAGATCACACCATCGAATCCACGCTTCTTACAATACATGGCTAGATTCTTCTCAAACTGAAAGACAAAGTCAGCAGCTTTCTTGACCTTTGCCTTGAGAAACTTGGACAAGCTCCAGTAACCCATGCCTAACTTATGACGTATCGCATTGAACTTTGAGTTCCAATCCAACACCAGATCATAGAGCTTATCACCAAGGAAAGCTAACCACGGAGCTAGACGTGTAATCCCATCGAATAGATCCCCATGCGTGACGAGATACTTCTTCCCATCTACGC